ATTACCTTTCTACAAAGAGGATATCTTAGTGAGGGAGAGGAACCGTTGGAAAGAATTAGAACAATCGCAGACCACGCTGAGAACCTTTTAGGTATTGAAGGTTTTGCAGATAAATTTTATGACTATATGGGTAAAGGATGGTACTCACTATCATCACCTGTATGGGCAAACTTCGGTAAGAAGAGAGGTCTACCAGTAAGTTGTTTCGGTTCTAACATCGGTGACAATATTGAGTCAATTCTTTATACACAAGCAGAGGTTGGAGAGATGAGTAAGATGGGTGGAGGTACCTCAGGTTACTTCGGTAACATCAGAGAAAGAGGTGCTGAAATTACTGACAACGGTCTTGCACCAGGTTCGGTACACTTCATGAACTTGTTTGAGAGTGTTGTGGATAACATTTCTCAGGGTTCAACACGTCGTGGTCGTTTCTCACCATATCTACCAGTAGAACACCCAGATATCATGGAGTTCTTGGAGATTGGTACGGAAGGTTTCCCAATTCAAGACTTAACTCACGCAGTTACAGTGACTGATGAGTTTATGAATGAGATGATTGCTGGTGATGAGGAAAAGAGAGCGATTTGGGCAAAGGTAATCCAAAGAAGAGGTGAGATTGGTTATCCATACATCATGTTCCACGACACGATGAACAACAAAACAGTTGATGTATACAAAGACAAAGGTGCGAAGATTTACAACTCTAACTTATGTTCAGAGATTGCACTTCACAACTCTGAAGAAGAGTCATTTGTTTGTGTATTGTCATCAATGAATGTTCTACACTACGACGAGTGGAAAGATACCGACGCAGTTGAAACGATGACTATGTTCTTAGACGCAGTTGTTACAGAGTTCTTAACTAAGATTGAGGACATTAGAGACAACGGAACTATTGAAGGTAAGAGAGGGTTCTTCTATTTGGAGAAAGCTTACAACTTCGCTAAGAGACAAAGAGCGTTAGGTTTGGGTGTATTGGGATGGCACTCATTACTTCAGTCACGTGGATTAGCTTTTGATACAAGAGACACTGCAAGATTGAATGTTGAGGTATTCAAACTTATCAAAGAGAAATCATACGCGGCTTCAGAGAAGTTGGCTGAGATGTTCGGTGAACCAGAATACCTAAAAGGTTATGGTAGAAGAAATGTTACGTTGAATGCAATTGCACCAACAACATCTTCAGCGTTTATCTTGGGTCAGGTATCACAATCAATTGAACCAATTTGGTCTAACTGTTATGTGAAGGACGTTGCTAAGATGAAGGTAACCATCAAAAACCCGGTATTGAAGAAAGTATTGGCTGAGTTGGGTAAGGACACCAAAGACGTATGGAACAGTATCAAACAAAACGACGGTTCAGTACAACACTTGGATTTCTTAAGTGATGAACAAAAGGATATCTTCAGAACATTTGCTGAGATTAACCAATCATCAATTATCAACCAAGCTGCGGTTCGTCAAGATTACATTGACCAATCACAATCACTAAACTTAATGATTTCACCTGACATGCCGACAAGGGATGTTAACAAACTTCTTATTGAAGCTTGGCAGTTGGGTGTGAAGACATTATACTACCAGCACTCAATGAATTCAGCTCAAGCTTTTGCAAGAAAGAAATTGAATTTGAATGACTTACAGTGTGTTGCTTGTGAAGGTTAATTGTTATTTTTAACAAACAACAAATATAAAAGAGGACTTCGGTCCTCTTTTTTTTATAATTTATATTGTTAAAGTATTTATAGGTAATGGCTGACGGTAAAACATACGGTATTAATTTTCCTTTTCAGGATAGTAAAGATGGTAAGTATCTTTCTCTTTCACAGACTGCTGATGAGGAGATTAGAACTGACTTACTTCATTTGATACTTACCAGAAAGGGTAGTAGATATTATTTACCTGATTTTGGAACACGAATTTATGAATTTATTTTCGAACCGATGGATGGTACAAGCTTCGAAGCAATCAAAGAGGATATTACAAATTCGGTTGAAAAGTACATACCTAACTTAACAATTAATGAAATAACGATTACACCTTATTTGGATGATTTAGATGCTCAAGGTGATTTGAATACTGAAAAGTTAGGTATTGGTGGTATATATAGATTACCAGGTCGTGGTGTTGAAGAATATACGGCAAAATTAAGAATAGATTATACCATCACCGACAATACATTCCAATCAAAAGATTTCATAATCATCAATATTTAATAGTAGATGGCAGGTAAAAAGATTTCATATACGGAAAGAGACTTCGAAGGTCTAAGACAGGACTTAGTAAATTATACTAAACAGTACTATCCTGAACTTATAGACAACTTCAATGATGCTGCGGTTTATTCAGTGTTAATGGACCTCAACGCCGCGATAGGTGATAACTTAAATTACCATATTGATAGAAGTATTCAAGAGACTGTTCTACAATACGCCCAACAACGTTCATCTATATTCAATATAGCCAGAACTTATGGATTGAAGATACCAGGTAATAGACCATCGGTGGCTATTGTCGATTTTTCGATTACGGTACCGGCACTCGGTGACCAAGAAGATTCAAGATACTTAGGTATTCTTAGAGCCGGTTCACAAGTTATTGGTGCAGGTCAAGTATTTGAGAACGTATATGATATAGACTTTGCATCTCAATACAATAATGAAGGTTTCCCTAACAGAACTAAAATCCCTAATTTTGATTCTAATAATGTATTGGTAAACTATACCATCACAAAAAGAGAGGTGGTTGTTAACGGTCTAACCAAAGTATTCAAAAAAGTAATCAATCCTAACGATGTTAAACCATTCTTCGAATTCTTCTTACCTGAAAGAAATGTATTAGAAGTTGTTGATATCATACAAAAAGATGGTACGTCATTCCAATCAACACCAACATATACTGAATTTGTTAATGCACAGGATAGATGGTATGAGGTGGAATCGTTGGCAGAAACGACTGTGTTTGTTGAAGATAGTACTAAACCATCTGATGTACCTGGTATCAAAGTAGGGAAGTATATAGAAACAGAAAACAGATTTATCACTGAGTATACACCTAATAATTTTATGAAAGTACAATTTGGTGGTGGTTCAACAACGGCCGATGACCAATTGGCTGAATTTGCAAGAAACGGTGTATCGTTGAGAATTCAAGATTACCAAAATAATATTGGATTGGGTAGGACGGTTAAGGCGAATACAACATTATTTGTCAAATATAGAGTAGGTGGTGGCGCAGCATCTAACATTGGTGTGAATGCAATCAATCAAGTTGGGACTGTGAATTTCTTTGTAAATGGTCCATCAAATAATAACAATCAAACAGTCGTCAATTCATTGACTGTAAATAACGTAACAGCAGCTATCGGTGGTGCTAATCAACCATCTATCGAAGAGGTAAGAAATATGGTAACATTCAACTTTGCATCTCAGAACAGAGCGGTTACCATCAATGACTACAATGCTTTAATAAGAAAAATGCCAGGAAAATATGGTGCACCTGCTAAGACGGCAATCACTGAAAAAGACAATAAAATCAATATCAATGTTTTATCATACGATTCTAATGGTAGTCTAACACAGACAGTATCGAATACATTGAAACAAAATATTGCCAATTATTTGTCTAAATACAGAATGATTAATGATTACATTTCTGTTAATGTAGGTCAGGTCATTGATTTGGAGTATGATTTATCTGTTGTTTTAGATTCAGGTCAGAATCAAGGAACTGTTATCACAAAAATTATTGATGAGGTATCAAGATTTATGGCTCCGACTGATAGAACAATGGGTCAGAATATATTCGTTTCTCAGTTGAAACAAATCATTCAAAATGTTGGAGGTGTAATATCAATCACTGATTTGAAAATCTATAATAAGGTTGGGGGTCAATATTCATCTTCAGAAACATCTCAAAGATATTCTGATAATGAGACGAAAGAGATTCAATTAATAGATGAGACAATCTTTGCCGAACCATCACAAATCTATCAAGTGAGGTTCCCTGAGAAGGATATTAAGGTCAGAGTAAAGAACCTTAAAAACGTCGACTACAAATAATAATAATTTACATCAGATACTTGTGGGTTTACATTTGTAAAATGGATAAATAAGTATTTATCTTAAAACTGCATTATGTCTAAGTCATATAGAATACGTACAAAATTAGGGACAGACCAAAACATTCGTGTGAATGTTGAGCAAGACTTTGACTTCCTCGAAATCTTATCGTTGAAGTTGAGACAGGAAGATGTCTATTCCAGATTCTGTGCTGATTACGGTGTGGTTGTCGGTAGGGTTGTTGCCAACAGTGGTTTTGGTATTCCAAACGCGAGGGTGTCTATCTTCATTCCTGTGGATGATATGGACCTCGAAGACCCGGTAATATCTACTTTGTATCCATACAAGAGTCCAACTGATAAAAACGAGGACGGATACCGTTATAATCTATTACCATACGAGAAACAATACAATGGACATACTCCGACAGGGACTTTCCCTTCGAGGTCTGATGTGATGACTCGTAGTGAGGTGTTGGAGATTTATGACAAATA